TTGTGATAGAATTATGCGACACCTTGAGTAAACTTTCTCCAGTCAATTGCATTCTTTATCTGAAAGTTTCTCTGATTGAGATTCTTGATCACCTCTTCAAGGAAGTCTAGTTTTTCCTTTTGCATGACGATTCTCATATTTTTCTCAATGATTTGCTTATCAGAGTCAATATACATGTCAATTTCATTTTTCATTAGGCGCTTCATAAAAGGTTCCCAACCAAGTTGTTGGAGTTCTTCTTCGGACATGCGCCCGTTATAATATTCATACTTTTGCAAAAACAATTCCTTAGACTGAAATTCTAAGCCTTTGAGTTTGCGTCTTTCCTCAAAGTAAATCTTGAGGTACTTACTATGTAGTTCAGGAATTTTAAGCGAAGCAATGGCTAACTCTGTAGAGTCTACCGGTGAATCTTTTCTCCACTCTTCCATCAACTGATCTAAAGTCATCACTCTCCTCCATATGGATCCAATTACATAACATCATAACACAGACTGCTATAAATGTCAAATTGAATTTACGGTGTAATGACTATAGAGGAAAGAAATTGTGGAGGTAAGAAACTCTTGCCCTTCTGCGCTGGATAATGTTACACCACCAAGGTTGGTAGGGAACATATCCTTGAAGGTAAACTTAATGCGTGGATTGTTTGCGTTTGATTTAACTAGCAATGATGCGTCAGAGGTAACGCTATTGCGTCTGCCTGGTGTTTGTGTAAGATCACCAATCTTGTTTTGTGATTCTGGATTACCTAGATTATACATCCAGTCATATATTTCGCGCCATGCTTTCATATCTTCATCCATGATATAGGTAACTTGCAGTTCGCCAAAGTTCAAAATGTTACCTGGAATCGGTACAGAAACATATGGAGATGGAACCTGTGTTCCATTAAGCGACACATCCGGTATTACAATTGATTGTATAAAAAATGTAACGTGAGGTAATCTATCGATAACAAACTCATATTTGTTATTCGAAAGAAAACTCTTATTGGTAGGTGTTTGATTATATGTCGCCATACTTGTCCCTTATTGTCATCATGTATTTATAAGGCAAAAAAAGAGGGACCCGAAGGTCCCTCTTAACTCCGATCTGTGTCGGCTCAATCGATTACATCAAGTTAGCGATTGCGAATCTACGATAGTAGATGTTCTTGTTGGTGAAGTTAATTACACCGTCAGCCGCAGATGTTGCGAATGGGTTTGCGACCATGCCGTAGCGGGTCTTAAATCCGATACGTGGCTGGAATGAATCCTGACCAACTGCACGAACCATCTGTAGAGGAACATATGGGCAGTAGAACAAGCCAGCGTCAAATGCTGAAGTGCCCTTGTAGCCGATAGTTGCGTAGTGAACGCCTGAAGAAGCGGCGAAGTATGGGTCAATGTAGACCTTGATACGACCGTTTAGAACACCTGCGAAGGTGTTGCCTGTGTCATCAACCTGTAGGTTGTTAGACAATGCTGGTGTGTAATCTAGAACGCCAGCCATCTGAAGTGCTGATGCAACGTCTGAAGAACAGATCATCACATTGCCCTTGCCACGGCGGGTTGCTTTAGCAATTGCGTTAGACTCACGCTCCAACTGGAACATCAAGCCCTTGAATTTTTCAACTGACCAACGACCGTTAGCGTCAACGTCAAGGTCGAAAGTACCAGCGGCTGCCACGTTTTCTTGTGCGCCTACTGTTGCAGAGATGTTAACCTGACGAACTACTTCGCGGTTAATTTCTGCAAGAATTTCTGTTGAGAGAATGTTTGCAAGTTCTTGCTCTGCATCAAGACCATGAACTGCTTTCAAGTCTTGTGCGAGTTCCATTGTGTACTCTGCTTTTAGCGCACGGCTCTTAGCAACAACGGAAATCTTTTCGATGCTGAATGCCATCTCGTTGAAGTCCGCGTTTGAACCGCCACCACCAAGACCTTCAGCAATCGCTGTAGTCATACCAGTCTTAACTGTGTAGTTTGTAGCGTTTGCAAGTGCTGGTGTTGCGCCTGTCTGATCGCCTACATCGCCAGAGAAGCCAGTGTTTGCTTCGTTGAACAATGCTTCTGTGCCGTTCATGCCTGAGTAGCGTGAACGCATTGCAAAGATCAAGCCTGTTGGGCCTGTCATTGGCTGAACACCGCAAATATCATAAGCGATAAGATTTGGTGCCGCACGGCGTACTAGAGAGATAAGTACTGGATCGTAAATGTCGATGTTGCCATCGCCAGCGGTTGAAGATGAAGCACCCATTGCGTTTGTTGGCGCATCTTCGTTAAGAAGGCTAGTAGGATTACGATAGCCCGCTGAAGAATTTGTGCGAGAATCATGTTCCTGGTTCTCAAGAAGTTGTGCTACAACTGCGCGTCTGTGGGAATCCTTGATCTGTGGAAGTTCTGGATGATCAAGAACTGGTGCCCATTTTTTAAGTAATGCGTCTGACATATTTTTCTCCTTTGAGTATTTGATAAACTCTGATGTTATTTATAATTTCTTATCTTTTCACTATCTTGGAAATGTTCTTGACATAGTGTTCCATGATAGGGCTGAAAGATTCTTCCAATTCAGAATCAGCAGAATCTAAGTCTTTCTTTGATTCAGAAACGGTGGTTTTCTCATCATCTTTTGCTTCAAAGTACTTTTTCTTTGTGAGAGCAAGTTTGTCTTTGTAGTCTTCTTCAGAGATGAATTCAATGTTTTCTGCAAGTGATTTTAGTTTGGCAATTTGCACTTCTGACAAGCCTTCTGTTACATTATGAATAGCCTGTTCTTTTTTGTAGCCATTCAATTGTGTAACTAGATCAGCATTTTCAGTAATCTTCTTGTCCAAATCTGTCTCTGCGTCTTGCAGTTTCTTTGCCATTTCGTCTACCAAATCTACCTTGTCTTCTGGAATGTCAATGTAGTTTTCGACGAATAGATTCTTTAGACCTACCATAAAGTCTTCAGCAACTTCTGCTTTCAGATTTTTTTCGATACCGACTTTGTTTTCTTCAACCCACTCGGTAACAACGTATTCTAGGTATTCGTCAACTTTGTCAACGATGCCTGAAACAATTTCGTCTACCTGTTCGTTAAGTTTGGTATCAAACTGTTCTTGAAGGTCTGTTTCAATTTCTGAAACACGCGATGCTACAGCCGCTTCGAAGATTGCTTTGGCGTTGGTCTTGAATTCTTCAGAAAGTTCTTCGCCAGAGAAAATTGCATCAATGTCTTCTTTCATTTTTGCATGTTTTTTCTCTTTTACTTCCTTCTTGTCTTCGTCATCGCCCTCTTCTTCATCTTCTTTCTCTTTTTCGCCTTTTTTACCTTTTTTATCGATATAGGCTTTAAGAGCGGCAGGCATCTCACCTTCTTCTAAGTTTTTCTTTTCAAGGTCTTCGACCTTGTCTTTTACTTGTTCTGTCATGATGCTCTCTCCTTTTGAGTATTTGAGGTTTGCTAATATCTATTTATAATATTTTTACAGTTTATTGATGAAGTTTTCGAAAATTTTGAGTTTGACTTTATCTAAGTCTTTCGAACTAGCCTTCTTAATTGCTGTTTTTGATTCTTCAATGTGTTGTTCTGTCCAACGACCGTTTACAAATACCCATTCTTTGTTTTCCATAATGCCATGTACAAATGCGTTTGGTGCTGATGGGTCCGCTACAATATCGGCGGCTGTCGCGAGATAAAAATCATCTTGCACAACATTGTAACCCTCTTTTGTTTGTGTAAGAGAACCAAGTCCTCTTGTAGATACACCAAGTGATGCACCTTCACCAATTAGATTTTTTACAATGTTGCCATATGGTGTGTCCATGATCTTTGCTTTACCAATAAAATTGTTACCATCTTGGCGCAATTCTTTGATCATGTGTGATACACGTTCTAGGTTGATTGTAGGACCTTCTGGATGTCCTAGTTCACCATATGCACGATTTTTATTTACATACTCGTTTACATAGCGTGTTGCTTCGCGTTGTAAAACTCGTACTGGATAGACTCGTTTGTTACGATTTGGCTCTTCAGCCATCATGAAGATGCCTTCAATGAAAAGTTCTTTCTTACCTGACTCTGTTGCTTCGGTAATAAACTTTACATCTTCATTAAGTTCTGAAATTAATCTCATGGAGACACTCCATCGTCTGTTGTTTCTCTGCTTGTAAATCCAGCGGTCTTCTTACCTTCAACAATGATGGTATAACTTGCACCATTTACAAAACCTAGTGTTGACAAATAAATGTCGCCGTTTGTATTTGCAATGTTATTTGTAATAGGTGTAGTAAGATTTGTAGCAAGGTCCATTGTACCTGACCCAGTTAGTACTACAATAGTGTTTGGTGAATTGTCACCAGACCACATGAGTTTTACTTTTGAATTTGCGCCTGCGATTGACCAAGCGAGTTTATTGATGTTTACTCTCTGATCGGTAAGTGCGCTGTTTGATGCGGCAGTTAATCCTGATACATCAACCTTGAGAACATTAGTCTCACCTGTACCATCAGATTCATTTGTAAACTTGTATCCCCATGCAGTTGCATGGTCTTTTAATTTTTGTGAGGTTACTGTATCAGCCATTTGATTACTCCTCGATTAGTGAGAGAGCAAACTCAAGAATTTTGTCTGCGTCTTTTTCAAAATTTTCTAAAAAGACTTTTTGATTTTCTTCATTGAGTGAATCATAAAGTGCAATCAAAGCATCCTGATCTTTTTCTTCTTTCATTTTTGCTTTGATTGTAGCGTATGCTTTCTTAGCGGCCTCTGGCTTGTCTTGTACCATTGCTGTTGCAACTGCGTACGGACCGCCTTTTGATGCATCACCTACACCTTTTTTGGCAAAATGTTT